ATTCTTAGTTTGTGTGATGAACCAGGTTGCTTCAATAGTATTAGCACTGGTTGGCCTACCAAAGATGGTGGATATCGTATGACTTGCTCCGAACATCATAAGAAAGAAGAATGATATATATTGTTAATGTGTCCGAGTTGGCGAGAGTCAATCGTGAGTATTGGTGCTGTGAGTATGTTATCACTTACATCGGCTCCGCTGACTGTCCTGCTAGTGATTGCGAACTAAGAATAGGAGAAACTAATGGCTAAAACATTCAAACAGGCATTTGCCGAAGCACGAAAAGCTGGCAAAGATGTATTTCTTTTTGACGGTAAACTATACACGACCGATGTTGCTGTAAAAGACGCTGACGAAACAAAGTTTGTTGACGTTACCAACACTGTGGCTGACGCTAAGGTCCCTACTGCTGGTAAACTAAAGAAGAACGTATGGCCGCTCCAGCGTGAACTTCGTGCCAAGTTCGGTACACCAGATTACGGCGGAGCATTTAGAAAGCATATGGTTCAGGTCAATCTACCATATACCATGTGGATGGACGATATCAAGATCACCAAGACATGGATGAATAAGTCCTGTGCTGATTCTCTTGTTCGTGTTCTAACATATGTGTGGGACGAGAATGGCAGAGATTATGATAAGATTAAGGCACAGCAACTACATGTCTTTTCTGGCACCTGGAACATCCGTAACATGCGTGGCGGTTCTTCTCTTTCTACTCATGCCTTTGGTGTCGCTATTGACATTGCCGCACCTTGGAACGCTCTTGGTAAAAAGCCAGGATATAATAAGCATTCTTTCACTGAAAAGTCTCTAATCGTTCAGGCATTTGAGGCAGAAGGTTGGATTTGGGGTGGTCGTTGGGAGCGTCGTCCTGACGGTATGCATTTCCAGGCTGCCCGTATCTAACAACTGGAGTTTTTGTTATGAAGATGATTCACAAGTATCCGCTTGGTACGGATATTCATCATAATATGGTGACAGAGATTGAAATGCCCAGAGGAGCACAGATACTATCATTGCAGATGCAGGGTAGTATTCCTGTCCTCTGGGCCGTCGTCAATCCCAAGAAAGAAAAACGTAAGTATGTGTTTCATGTCTTTGGCACTGGATATGAAATGCAGGATTATGAACGAAAGCATTATGTTTATGTTGGCACGGTTCAGCAATCAAGTTGGACAACTCTTGTTTGGCATATCTTTGAGGTGATAGAATAATGACAACATTGAGAACCGCACAGAAGAGAAAAGATTGGTCATACGATGTTATGACAGATTCGTATCGTCATATTTCTGGTGTCACTGTTGATAGAATAGATATAGCTAGAAACAACGGTGATTTAGAAACGGTACTAGATAATGCTTTAAAGATGGCTTCTGTAGGAGCGGCAGGAGCAGTTGGCGCACCATATAATCCGTCGATTGTCTATAATGGAGAACCGTTTGATGTCGATGTATCATCGGGATCCGCAATGATAACCTCATCTATCCAAAACGATCAACCTAGACATATTACAATACAAACGAGTCTGGGTGATATAGCTTTAAATCTCAAAACCGGAGACATTGCCATACCAGTAGGCGTCGGGCGTGATGATGCTATCCGTGAGTTTTGGCTAGGCTTTCAGAAGAATTTTCAGCCTCTTGAAAAGAAAAGCTATGAGGATAAGATACTTACTCTAGAAAGAGAATTGGCAAAAGCAAAAACTTCTGCGACACTAATGCGGGCGGAAAATCAAAAAGAAGCCAGTAAGAGAGTTGCCGAAAAGATTGCCAAGAAGTATGCCAACGAAAAGTTCATCATGGTGAAACCCGCTGACTTAATCAAGTTTATTGAGGAAGAATGAGCGACAATCAAGAACTAATCGAACAACTACATGAACTAGCGGACTGGGTTGAGAAACACAACTCAGTCCATTGTCATTCTGTGCCACGAAAGGCAGCATATACTATTGCCAGACTGGAAGAAGACAATCACAGAATGCGACTACAGTTGAATAAGAACTTTTGGTCTATCCGAGACATATATGACAGATGTGTTGGTGCTATTCGACTGTGGATCTATTTGATAAGAAAAAGACTAAATACTCCTAGATGATAAAATTAGGAGTATTTTTTTGGCTGTTAAGAAACCAGACTCGAAAACTATTATAAGCGAAGTTGCAGGTCTCTTGAATAGTGTTTCTAAAAAGTATAACTTTCAAGTGGCTCCTACACAAAAACTAGGAAAGCCGTCTAAGACCAACTCAATGGTAAGAGAGTTTAGATTACAGTTGATTAATACTGGTAAGGATACGTCCGAGGCGCTAAAGGCAGCAATCATGAAAGATTTAAAGGCTGCTGGCGTCACAAAAATAACATATAATAATATTTCACCAAATAGTAGCAAATATCCTTCAGTATCTTTTACATATGAGAGTATGAAGTTCGATGCCGTTATAGCAAAGGGTGCCAACAAAGGTGAGAATTTCGAGAAGAAAACTATCACTGATCTGGCAAGATTCTTTAAAAGTAAAGGTGTAAATAAAACATATCAGCAACTTGTGGAAAAACTCATTCAGTCGAATCCTGCGTTTGGCGTAAATGAAATTAAATCTGTGACACAAAGAACAGGTTCAACGAAAAAAGAAGGAGTAGCGACTGCTGATTTGGGAGCAATTATTGGTGACATTGTTATTGAGGATTCACGTAGTAAAAAGTGGTTTATCTCACTGAAAGATGTGAACGGAGCAACATTTAGTTCTTACTCAGGTGCTGCTTCTTTGTTTGATGCTACAGGAACTTTACAACCTGATTCAGCTGGTGCTAAGTTTTTAAACTCTTTTGGTGTTGATTTGAATAAAGTCCAAGAAGGCTTTGATGAAAGAAATAAAATAAAAAAGAAACGTCCTAAGCTAAAAGTTGCTACACCTAATCCAAAAGAGATGAAAGCTATTTTCGAAAGAGCGTGGGGTATGAATTACTTTTATGTGAGAAAGATAAATGCTACCGATTGGAAAGTTTTTTGGATGGATGGTTCAAAATTAAAATCGTTGACCGAAAACATGACGGTTACAAAAGTAAACTATCCTAACACTGGATCAAAACAGATTACTATTTACTGTTCAACACCTTCTGCGGAATATACAATCGAACTAAGAAATAGTAAAGCACAAGAATATCCAAACGATACTAAGTTTAAGATCGTTAGATTCAAATAAGAGGATTCATTTGTGATTAGACTTTCACAGTATATTACAGAAGCAGCGGCCGAAAAGGATCGCCATCTAACACATATTGAGGACGCCGTTCTGGAAGGTGGTGTTGCTGGCACTCGCAACGCTATTCAGTTCCTAATCTCCCTTAGAGATATGTTTGCCGATGATGGTCAGACTCTATCAGAAGCAAGAGGCGGCCTTATTCTTAGAACTAAGTTCGACGGCGCTCCTGCTATCTATGCCGGTATCAATCCTGAAAACGGAAAGTTCTTTGTTGGCTCAAAGTCTATCTTCGCCAAGAATGCTAAACTAAACTATACAGAAGCCGATGTTAGAGCCAATCACCAAGGCGGTCTGGCTGATAAACTGTCTGCCGCTCTAAAGTATCTACCAGAACTAGGCATCAAAGGTATCGTTCATGGCGACTTTATGTTCTCCAAAAGCGAACTAAAGGACGAGACAATCGACGGCAAGAAGTATATCACATTCCGTCCTAATACAATCACATATGCTGTTCCTGCCGATTCTAAACTGGCACAGCAAGTCAGAGCGGCCAAGATTGGTATCGTATTTCATACCACATATCATGGCAAGACGATGCAGACTCTCCAGACACATTTTGATATCAATGTAAATAACTTCAATCCATCACGAAATGTGTGGTATAGATCAAATAAGTTTGTTGATGTTACTGGTCGTGCTACTCTTACAAAGGCAGAGAATGCTAGACTAACAGGCATTCTATCACAAGCTGGTTCACTATTCAGAACAATACCTGCCTCACTAATGAACTTCATTGCTACAAACGAAACACAAAGAATCCAGATTATGTCCTTCTATAATCAGCGCATTCGTGCTGGTGAACATATGGGTGCGGGCCATACGGCACAGCTAATCAAATGGGTTGGCGACAAGTATCAAAAGCAAATAGACGACGCCAAGATGCCAGCGACTAAAGCAAAGCGCAAGGCTGAAAGAGATATGATCCTTAGATGGTATCGCCAGAATGCTTCCGATCTAAAGAAGATATTCCAGCTTCAAAATCTATTGATTGATGCCAAGATGCTACTGATTGCCAAGTTCAACATGGTGAATGATCTAGGCACATTCTTACATACAGCCGATGGTGGCTATAAAGTAACAACTCCAGAAGGATATGTGGCTGCTTGGTCAACTGGTGGTGATGCTGTCAAACTAGTGGATCGTATGGAGTTTAGTAGAGCCAACTTCCTGGCTGTAAAGAACTGGGGCAAGTAATGAAAAAGGAACCCGAAAAGAAGCCTACGCCTATCGTCAAAACTATTCGTAAGATAGTAAAAGAGGCAAGAAAGAAAAAGTTATATAAATAAGCAAATAAACCCGCAGAGGGAGCGAGTATGTTCAATAAAAAAGTTGTATTCATTTTCGGACGTTTCCAGGTACCTACAAAAGGCCATGCTGAAATGATCCACTTCGGTGCTAACTATGCTAGAAAGATTGGCGCCGAGTTTAGAGTTTATACCTCCAAGTCCTGGGATCCTAAAAAGAATCCTCTTCCATATCAGCAAAAAGTAATGTTTCTTCGCCAGCTATTCCCTGGCATCAATATCGTTGACGATCCAAATGCTACAACCGCATTTGCTATTTGTAAAAAACTCTCCGATGAAGGCGTCGAAGATGTGACAATGATTACAGGTGGTGACCGTGTAGCAGAGTTCAAGAATAGCATTGGCAAATATGTTCTGCCTAGAGACAATCCAAAGTTTGATAAGAACAAAAACTATGCCTTTAGACGCTTTGATGTAATCAACTCTGGCGGTCGTAAGGCAGGCGTATCTGGAACACAGATGCGTGAATATATCCGTGGTGGCAAGTTTGGCGAGTTTATGAAGACCGCACCTACCGCCGATAGAGCATTAGCCAAGAAGATTTTCACCGCAGCCAAATCATATCTCAAAGAAGATACTCTAACCGAGGATCTATCTCGCAAAGAGTTTGATGGTATGCTGAAAAGTTTTATTGACTTTACTGTCGGCAAACTTGGCATTGTAGAACCTCCTGAAATAGAATACAAAGAAGCTGACGATCACGGCGACCAGCCATCATTTGGTGGTTATTCACCAGGTGAGAAGAAGCTAATCGTTATGACAAAGAATCGTCATCCAATGGACATCTTTAGAACTGTCGCACATGAACTGGTCCATCACAAACAAAACGAAGATGGTAGACTCGGTAAAGATATCAAGCAAGAAGGCTCAACTGGTTCAGATATTGAAAACGAAGCAAACTCGGAAGCAGGTAAAGTAATGCGTTGGTTCGGCAAGGCTAATCCAGATATGTTTGGTAAGTCATATGTTATAGAACATAAGGCAATCGTTCTTGGTGGTGTTCCTGGTTCAGGCAAAGACAAGATACTAAAAGAAGCTATTCTACCACATGGCTTTAGAGAAGTATCAGATAACAAGTTTTCCATCAAAGAGTGTAATGGTGATAATCTTGTAGTCAATGGCACCATGGCAGACTATGAAGCAACAAGACAAATCAAGAATATCCTTGAGAGTGCCGGTTACAAGACGATTATGCTATTTGTGAATACCAGCAATGATGTATCCAGACAGCGTAACGAAGCAAGGTCAACCACTGGTGGTCGTGTCATTGCCGAAGAAAAGCGTTATGAAAAGTGGAGCAAGGCACAGTTCAATCTAAATCGTTATGACCAGCTATTTGAGAAGGTTATTGAGGTAAAGAATGACCTTGACGCCAATACTATTGTTGAGACATACAATAAGTTCGTTGACTCCATTTCCAAAGAAGTGGAAGAGTTTCTATCCAGTGATATGGACCGCCGCTTTGAGAATATGCTAGAACAGTATTCGGACTTCTCACCAAAGGCAAAGAGCAATCCAGTAGGTGGCGCAGGAAACTGGGGCACACCTAAGCTAACAGATCGTTATAAGAAAGATACGCCAGGTCAGGAGCCAGGTAAGACAAGAGATATGGGTTATTATGAAACTAAAGTCTTTGGCAATCTACCCATCAAAGCGGATCGCCTTGGTCAGACATTTACCTCTGCCAAGAATCCTTCATTTGTCGGTGATATAACAAGCGATGATAATCCTTTCATTACTGGTGAACCAAATCAGCTATGGTCTCCTATTGACCGTTGGATGATGAAAGAAGAAACTCGTAGAAGATTCAAAGCAAAGTATGGCAAACTAGCCGAAGAAAAGATGAAAGAAACGGCTGAAAAAGTGAGAAAAGAAAGCCTGATTGACCCTTATATGGGATCAATGGGCATGACTCCAAACACAATGAGTCAAGATGAAGTAAAACCTGATGTGAACGCAGAGTTTGAAAAAACAGCATTGTTTGGAAAAAGAAAATACAAAAAGACTAAATAAGATAGAGTTTTCTATATTATAAGAAACTAAAAGGGAAACAAAAATGAGTAATCCATTTCTAACAAAGAAGGACCCGCTATTAGAAGCAGTCCAGTCCGCCATGCAGGATGGTGAGATTCGTCGTAAGGCCGAAGCCCTTGTAAACGAGGAGTTCGGTGTCTATTCTCGTAAGGCAGTTGTCCGTGAGGATCTTGCTGCTTATGATGCTCGCCTTGAGGAAGCATATAAGTGCATGAAGGAAGGTGAACAGATTGATGAAATACGTGATCGTCCAAAGAAAGATGATATAAATCGTCGTAAGCGTGATGCCGTTGCTATGAAACTCGGTCACGATAATCCCGAAGGTCGCAACAATAACTA